CCCCCACCAGCAACTACCAAATACTCAATGGTAGTTACGGGCGTACTCAGCCCGTCAACGGTATCGGAGAGAATCCCACCCGTGTAGCGAATGGACATGATTAGGTGATTGCTTCAAATGATGCCGTGACCGTAACCGTAGTTGCGGTCGAACGAAAACCAATTGACTGGTAGTTCCCAAGGTAAAAAGATGTGGACTTGTCCGTGACTACCAACGCAGCGTTTGGCGGTACGCTAATGGCATATGCCAGATAAGTTAACGTCGTTAGTGCGCCGTTGAACGTCGCCGCTGGACAAAGAGCTACGTCAATCGTTGCTGCCGTCGAACCCGTATTGGTCACAACGATATTTTCAATCTTGTTAACCGTATTGTTAGCTGGCGTCAAACCAGCAAGGTTCGTCGTTGAATCTGTACCGGAAGGACTCTGATACACCCACGCAGCGGTGTATGTGTTTGCCGTGATAGCAGTTGATGGTATCTGCGCTGTCCCGCCATAAATGGCGGTGACGTTAACAATATTCGGTGAGGCCATCGTTCAAATTCCTTTAACTAAATACGATGGCAACAGCAATTGCCTTGCCAGTTGATGCGCCCGTGCCGGTCAGCGTTGGAACCCCGCCGGGGGAGGTTAACGTCAAAGCCCCTGCCACAGCAACCTCTTCTGCGGCACCCGAACCAGCCGTGGCGCGTCCAAGGATTTTACCCGTGCCAAGTTGCAACGTATGCTCGGCGTTCCAGTTCGACGGCTGAACCAGAGTGGCGTCAGTACCGTCAAGCTTGCCGCTTACGAAATTGTGTAGAAGAGATACAGCCATGATTATGCAATCCGAATAATTGCCGTTGAACCTGCTGGGGCAGAACCGATTGCCGGGAATTGAATCGTGAAGTTCGACGCGCTCGATGACTTGTCCGAACCAAAGTCCAGCACCGCAAGCACAGGCTTAACAATTGAGCTTCCGCCAATCGTTACTGTGCTGTTCTTGTAAATCAACGCACCGCGAGCGGTAATCGTTGCGGTTGACCAAGTGGTATCAGAGAAGTTGATGTACGCGGTCGTGTTGACAGAGGTCCACGTTGGACCCAGCGGCGAAGGAGCAACAGATACCGTCAACAGATTTCCACCTGCCGTATACCCTGTGCCAGTCACTTCGTTAGTGGCTGTGTACGCGCTAGTTGTGGAATCAAAAGTTGCGGAGTTGGTATACAGGGCAATGTAATACCCATCACCAGTACCAGCGGTAAACGAAAACACCCCGTTCATCAATCCAACCTTGAACGAGGTAGGCATGTAGTTGCCAGTAAAAGCCATGAGAAACTCCTAGCTCCGTCAGGAGCGAATCAAAGCGGTTGTAGCCGTGTTGGCCGGTAAAGTGACAATGAATGTAGCGTTAGATACAGTTTTGTCAGAACCAAAATTCAAGACCGCAACCGATTTATTGCTTTTGCTTGAATTGTAAATCAAGGCGCCCCTACAGGTAAATGACACATTGTTCCATGAAGGATTGTTAAAGCTTACGTATACAGTTGTACCAGAAGTGGAAACTGTTACCCCGGTCAGAATCTGACCCCCGGCGGTGTAGTTTGCACTGGATACTTCGTTGTCGGCTGCATAAGCCGTTGTGTCAGCGTTTAAATTGGCTGCTGCGGTGTACAGAGCCATCTTCAACGTGTCCGTCGTCAGGTTCTGCTGCGCGGTGTAGCAGTCGTATTTAAACGATGTGGTGACGGTCTGAGTAATCATATGACCTTGTACTTAGGCGAACCGTCACGATAAGAGTCACCCTTCTCTTTAGCGTCACCCAGTTGCTTGAGTAAGGACATCGCGTTATCTGCTCTACCTTTGTAAAGCGCAACCATATCCTGCTCACCCTTCATGTAGGTGATTGCCTCTACTAAGCAGTAGTTAAGCAGTGCAATGTCAAAGTTATCGCCAAACCAAGTTGTACCGGAGGTGACTATTGACTCTGGGTAGAAGTAGTAATGCAACTCCATTGTGTATACAGCATCTGGAGTTGGTCCAAGGATAAAGGACAGTTCAGTCGAGTTAGACGATTGCGGTCCAAACAATGCGTAGTAGTAGGGTAAACCCGTATCAGTTGGGTTTGGATACGCCTGACGTATAAAGTTAACGTCTTTGTTTAGCAGGTAGTTGTAGTTACCTGTTGCGTCGACCGCAGCCAATGAAAAGGAAGACAGGTAATCAACAGGGCAAGACAAATACTTATTGCTTGCGGTCGTGCTGCCGGTCACGTTCCTACGCAAAGAGGGAAGCTGAACCCCGTTGTAAATAGTCTGTTCAGCTTGCTCTATGAAACGATTGACAATAGTTGGCGTGGTCGAATAGTCAAAGCTATTCTCAGAGTAGTTCTGTATTGACGCTACCAACTCAGCATATGTCATGCCATTGGACCTCTAGACATAATGCCTTTGGTTGCAGCCCCTACGCCGCGCATCTTGATGCCAGTTGTCTTAGGTTCTGCACAAGGCTTGCTGTTGATGGCGTTAACACTTACGCATAGCTCATCAAGCTGGTCGCCCTTCTTGGTTTTGCCATAGCCGTTGCCAAGTTCTACTTTAGGACTTGAACCCGTATGAGGCTTGGCATAGACACTAGCCGAACCAACTTCTTTGCCGCCACGTTTCATTGTAAACATGATTACCTCTGGTTCATTGCACGGGACATGTTTTTCCCGTACTTTTTGCGGTCAAGACTGGTGGGTCCACCTTTCTTCATGCCGTGCATTTTTTTCTCATGTCCTTTGACCACTTTCGCGGCTTCGACATCAGCGATGTTTTTAACTTCTTTGCGGTTCATTTTCTATCCTATTGTAACGCTACTAAGCGTAAAGTTTAAAACCAAATCGTTAGGAGTCAATACCGAATCAAAACTAGAGGAACCACCTACTGGATACCATCCCCACTGAAAAATCCTGCTGCCTTCTTCTGGGTATCCGTCTTGGCTAACACTTGTACCGTTTGTGGTATTGGTGTTAAGCCCACTGGTTCCGGATTGATAGTAACTTACATCAGGTCTTGGTTCTCTGACTGCCTGCGGGTCATAAACTGGGTAAAGCCCCAATGACAACTGCGGCTGGTCAGGGTCCCAGCACTCAGGACAAACTTTAATCTGAAAAAGCTTTGTCTTGACTACTTCGTGCTTGAGTTCCTTTAACTTGTAACGCTGACCACATCGGTCGCATTCAGCAATTGAGAACTTGCCAGATGCGTACTTATTTGCCATTAGAAGAACATCTGTCGGGGAGCCAAGCGCAAGGAAGCCTTTTCACGGTCTTCATCTGCGGCGAGTCTCCATTGCTCGTCGTATTGGGATTTAAGCATTGCGACTCTATCGGCTGCTTCCGGAATCTTGATTGCCAAATAGTAAGACAAGCCCGCAATGAGGCAGGGAAGAAACCGGAAAGGAATGTCTTCAGTCTTTGTTCCTGAACCTGCATCTTGCACTCTCCTCATTCGCCAGTAAACAAATGTGTAAGAGCCGCCAGCATTTGCGGTAGGCCAGATGTTAATAGTGGTTAGGTTAACAATAGAAACAACCGCACCGACCGAATGCGGGGCTGCAAGCGTTCCGTTCTGACCACGGGCGCACAGTTGCAGAGTGTTGCCTACAATGCTTGTGTAGTAGATTTGCTCGTTATCAATTTGAATGTAACCAGCACCACCCAAGATAGAACCGTTTGCAACCGTGATGGTTGTAGCAGTTGCACTAATGGCAGTTGTGATACCCATGTTGGTTGTGCTTGTACCGTTGGTTTGGCGGTTAATCCAAACCTGAATCGGGCGACCTTGAGCAAGCTTGTTAGGAATCGAAGAGTAGGTTGACTCTGAAATCCTAGTGATGGTGATGTCTTGCTGGTTGGTAGTAGCTTGATTCTGCCTGATTACGTGGTCAAGCAAATCAATAGTGTCTGCTGGCAGAGGATAGGCAACCTGACCTTGAACAAGAGGAATCTCTCCCTGTTCAATTGTCCATAGATTGATACCCCTGTTTGCCCACTCTATGGTCATCAAGTTCATAGAGCGACGGGCAGTGCGAAGCTGATACCCGCTTCGTATCTCAATACCACAACGCTCATAGCACTCTTCTGCTATCTCATTGAACGTGAGGTTAAACGAAGAGGTTCCAGAGGTACTCATCTAAATTTTGCCGTTTTTTTAGCAATCGTTTTGGGCTGCGCTACAAACTGCTTACCGGCTTTCTTGCCTTCTCTCTTAGCTTTGGTTGTCGCCGCATATTCTGCGGAGCTAAGACTATCAATCGCCGCACTAGGCAAGTACCTTTCCCCCGTCTTGCTTGACGGCTTCCCAGACTTGGTGCGCCATTTCTGGTCGCCCCAGTCTTTAAGCGATTGCTGAGGACCTTTCATCTTCTGCCTGTTCGCCAGCTATTTCTTCTAGCCACTCATCATGGGCTAATTCGTCTAGCCATTCTTCATAGCCGCAAGTACAAGGACCGCCTTCTTGCCTTATGGCGCAATCTTCAGGATGTGGTTTGTACATATCAATCACGATAACCTCCACCAGCAGCTTTATATTTCTTCGCTACCAATTGACTTTTACGGGCAGACCAAAGCCCTGCCCCGGTTCCTTGGGTTGCCGCAGCCTTCACCTGAGCCACAATCCGT